GATGGATCTCAGAACGATCCTGTTAAGTTGATCGATGGTAAATTAAGACCTATTGACCCTGATACTATTGGGAATGGCTCAATCGGTAATATTCGTATCTTTGAATATGAATATAAAGATCCAGGTACAGGCACTACAAAGAAAGGCTTTACTCTTATGACAGTGCAAATTACAAAGCATATAGTATATACTCCACGAGTAAGTGAAGACGATTTCGGTGAAACTAATTATGAACGCGAGTTCAGCACTAATGAAACTGAAGACGACGTATTCTAAGGAGACCTTTATACATGAAAAAATACACATATTCAATGTACGACAATAGAAGTAAGACTCGTGTAGAAATACTTGAATCCGACTTTAATAGTATTAGAAGGAAGTTGTCTCGTAACGCACTTTCTGTGCATAACCCAGATGGTAGTGTTAAGCTTATCAGGAATGCAGATGAATTGGATACGTGGATTGCGTATATAGAGAGACTTCATTGGACTCAAAGCTGCCATACGATATCATTCGTGTATGATGGCCAAACACAGTATAAAGCAGATATTAATGAATATCTAAATCAAAATGTTAGAAATACAACTGAGTATAATTTAAGCAACGGCCATTTAACAGCTGTAGTTGACAATAATGGTGATAAAATTATATTTAATGACGAAGAAGCATTGGATCAGTATTTAATGTTACTTCTAAAAAATCCAATAGAAAAAGCAGTAGATCCTGATCATTATAAGGGATATATTGAAGAATTACAATGGTTAGACGCTATGAGTAGAATTCCTACTCTACGTGATCCAGCGAAATTCGAAGCAGCAGTTGAATTACAAATAAGAAAATACCTTGACCGTAATGGTCAAAAGGATGATTCTCTACAAGAACTCCAAAAAGCTTTATGGTACTTAAAGTACTTAATCGCCTATAAGAAGGCCGGCAGACCGATAAAGGTTGGAGAAGTAGAAAGCATCCTATAACAAAATCGGCACCTCACTAACACTGGGGTGCCTTTTATTTGGAAATTATATATGAATTATGTATTCGATATTGAAACAGATGGTTTGTTAAAAGACGTAACACAAATGTGGATCATGGTTGTTCATGATGTAAATACTAATAAGCGAATGCGATTCTTGCAAGGAGATATGAGTTGGATACAGTTGTTTAATAACGCTAGACAAGTTATGGGCCATAATATTATTGGATATGACTTGGCTGTATTGAAAAAGTTATTCAATTATGAATTACCTAAGAGTGTAAAAGCTGTAGATACGCTGATTCTTTCACAAGTATTAGACTATAGAAGATTTGGCAATGATGGACATGGTCTAAAGCGTTGGGGCGAGTTCTTAGATTTCCCTAAACAAGAGTTTGAAGACTGGTCTGGGTATTCTGAAAAAATGGGCGAATACTGTGATAATGACGTTTCATTGAATGTCAAGGTATTAGAGATATTAAGGCAGGAATTGATTGAAGTATCTGAGAAGAGTCCTAAAGTCAAAGAGTATATTAAAGTAGAACATGCAGTAAGTAAGTGGTGTGCCGAAGCTAACTTAGGTGGATGGCCATTTGATTTAGATAAAGCACATATACTTTATGACAGATTACAAGTTGAAATGGATAAGACGTATACTGCACTAAATTCAAAACTTGGTTTAAAAATAGTAGCTGTAGATAAAAAGCTTGGTATTGTAGAAGTAAAGAAACCTAAATATAGAAAGGATGGATGTTATGATGCGCATACTGCTCGGTGGTTTGATGTGGATCCTTGGAGTGGGTTCGATCCTGATGATCGCATTGTCGATGGTGAATATTGCCGTATTCAAATCGAACCCCTTAGTTTGGATTCTGTGACAGATGTAAAGATATTTCTGTACAGACATGGTTGGGTTCCTAATGATTGGAATTATAAAGCTGATCCTATTACAGGAAGAAAAGCGAAAACTACACCTAAGATTACAGAAGATAGTTTAGAATTCTTAGGTGGTGATGGTAAGCTCTATAAAGATTTCTTAACTGCAAAGGCTAGGCAAGGCATTTTAACAACATGGTTAAAGAACGTAGATGATCAAGGCAATCTGCACGGTGATTGTATGACAATTGGTACACCGAGTATGCGTGCTAGACACTCTATTATTGTTAACGTACCGTCAGGAGATTCACCATGGGGTAGAGAAATGCGGGAATTGTTCTCATGTAAGCCTGGCTGGAAGCTTGTAGGCTGTGATTCATCAGGTAATCAAGCTAGAGGCTTAGCACATTATTTGAATGATCCTACATTCATTGATACATTATTAAATGGTGATATTCATCAATTTAATGCTGATATTCTTACTGAGATTTTAAAGAAAGATTTAAAGATGAATTATGTAGTACCAAGAGCGAATGCTAAGAGAATTCTATACGCATTCTTATTTGGAGCTAGTGGTGGAAAGCTTTGGTCATATATCTTTGGCTCACATGATGATGTTAAAGGTAAGAAATTGAAATCAGGCTTTATTAAAGCTGTTCCAGGGTTTAAAGACTTAAGTGAAAAGTTGGAGAAAATATATGGAAACACAAAGAAAAAGGGAGATGGTTATATCCCTAGCTTGGCTGGTACTCGTGTGTATGTTGACAGCTTCCATAAGCTTCTTGTCTATCTACTGCAATCAGCAGAGAAAATTACTTGCGGAGCAGCATGTATGCTTGCAATGGAGCGACTCGAATCTGCAGGAATTCCGTACCAACCCTTAATTATGATGCATGATGAGATTGATTTTATGGTACCTGAAGAGTTTGCTGAACAAGCAGCTGAGATAGGTAAACAAGCTTTTGCAGATGGTCCTAAATTATTTGGCGTGGAGATTATGGATGGTAGCGGAAAAATTGGTAACGACTGGTACGAGATTCACTAGTATTGAAAATATCTTGGATGATAAAAAGTTTAAAGAATTAGTAGCATATTGTCGTCGGCAGCCGTTTAAAGGTTTAGTTAGAGAAGATAATACAGTAATGTATTTCAAAGAATTACCTGAATCTATTAATAGCATTCTAAATAAAATAGCATCAGATGTATGGGGCAAACCATTACATGATATCTATTCATTTATTAGGTTAAATTCTTCAGTCCATGACACCGTATTCAGAGTACACTCAGATAGTAAAGTTGTGGATCAACATCCACAAGTAGCCGCATTATTCTATTTAGAAGATAGTGAAACATCTGGTACAGCTTTCTTTGAACATCCGTTACATGGACATATAGCAAAAGATTCTGGATATTATGTATTCACAGAAGAGGATGAAGCATGGGAAATAAAAGATAAATACTATGCTAAAGCTAATTCAATGATAGTGTATGATTCTAGATTATTTCATGGGAGATTTCCTTGGATATCTTATGGCAAAAATGAAAAAGATGGTCGTATTGTAATTGTTAAATTTATGAGGGAAATCGATGAATAAAGAACAATATCTACTTGTATGTTTAATGGAAGAACTCTCAGAAGCCGCACAGGAAGCGTCTAAATGTTTAAGATTCACACTTGACCATAAGTATGAGCTATACGAAAAGACTAATAAAGAAAAGCTTAAATCAGAGCTATCTGATGTACAAGCTATTTTAATACTTCTTTCATCAGAATGTAATATTAGATTGAATTGTGAAAGAGTGCCTGATATCAGAGATAAGATTGATCGCACATTGCTAAGAATGAAATTGTCTCAGGAAATGGGAGTTTTAGATGCTGATAGCACTGATTGATGGAGATATACTTGCCCATAATTGTTGTTTCAATCGAACTGATGGTGTTACATATCTTGATGATGAAGGTAATGTAGTACCTCAGGTATTTACTAAAGAGCAAGATACAGAATACCGTAAAGCAATATGGTATAACTTTGAGAAAATGCTAGAAGTAATTATGGAAGAAACATTTGCAGACGATTATTGTATGGCTGTTAAAGGCGAAGGCAATTATAGAGATGAAATATTTGTAGACTATAAGAAGCATCGCGCTAATGGTCCGCCTAATCTTTTTGTGCCGTTTGTAAGAAAGATGGCAGTAATGCAAGAAATTGCTGTAGCTGCAGATGGACGAGAAGCTGATGATTTATTACGTATATGGGCAAATGAGTGTAGATCTCAGAATGTGGATTATGTTATATGCTCAATAGATAAAGATTTATTGATGATTCCTGGGAAGCATTATAATATAAGACATAAAACAATTACAGAAGTTTCAGAACTTGATGCTAAAAGAAACTTCTATGAACAAATATTAAAGGGCGATGCCACGGATAATATTCCTGGTATTTGGAAGATGGGACCAGTAAAAGCATCAAAAGCTTTGGCACATTGCACAACAGATGAGGAATTCCAAGAGGCAGTAATTGAACAGTATATAAAAGCTAATGGTGATGAATGGCCTGAATATTTATTAGCTAATGCAAAACTTATCAACATCCAGAATACATATGATGATTACTTCTGTTTTGATAACTGGCCGTTAGCACAGGAAATTAGAGATGGCTGAATTTAAAGGTAAAATAAACCACACCGTGTCCAGTTCAGAAATTAGTAAATTTGACAATGGACATTGGTGTTTCAATAGACAGATGAACGTAGGAAATAAAAAATATGTGGGATTCATCTATATTATATATGATACGGTCTTGGATAGATTTTATCTCGGCAAGAAGAATTATAGATCATATGGTAAGGCTACTTATGGGCAAGAATCTGATTGGCGTAGATACAAATCGAGTTCTAACAGCTTGGCGGCTCATTTCGCTAGCAGACCGAAGAAAGAGTTCAAGTTTATTGTCCTTGATGAGTATACTACCAAAGGTTCCTTAGCTTGGGCTGAGACATGGTCATTATGTCATGTCGAAACTCCAGTAACACTCAAGTGGTATAATAAACAAATCGAGAAAGTGTCATGGGATGTTAAAGAAAATGTATCACACGATCACAGAGTGCGATTGACCATGATCACTAAAATGGTTCCTGAATGTTTAATGCAATGGCCAAAAGATGGGTAAAATAGTAATTCACAATCAGCCGTGTCCAAATCCAGATTGCGGTTCTTCAGATGCACTACAGATCTATGAGAACCACACAGCTACATGCTTTAGCTGTCAAACTTGGTTTCCCGCTAATACTGACTATAAAGATAAGGAGTTCACTAACGTGGAAAAACCTAAGAAACCTTTTGTACTAGATGTAGAAAAACTAAGAGTTGCTGGCTTTAAAGACCGAAAGATATCTAAAGAGGTTGCAGAGTTCTTTGGGGTTAAATCAGCATTCAATGAAGATGGTGAAGTAGATACACATTACTATCCATATGGAGAAGGTATCTATAAAGTTAGAAAATTACCTAAGATGTTTTCATGTATAGGTAAACCAACAACTTTATTCGGTATGGATAAGTTTGGAACAGGCGGTAAGAGGTTGATTGTAACTGAGGGTGAGTTAGATGCAATGGCAGTAGCACAAGCATCTTTAGATAAATATGGGAAGATTTATCCTGTAGTATCTATACCTTCAGCATCTAATGTTAAGACGTTATTAACACATAGAGATTGGGTAAGATCATTTGACACAGTAGTATTGTGTTTAGATAATGATGAAGCAGGTGAGAAGGCTAAAGCAGAAGCTATTAAGTATGTAGGTGCCGATAAAGTACGTTTAGCTAAACTGCCTGTTAAAGACCCAAGTCAGATGTTTATTGAGAAAGGTGGTCAACAGTTATTATTAACTATATGGGAAGCATCTAAGTATACACCTGTAGGTATCCTAGGCAGAGATGAATTATGGGAAGCTTTAAAAGCCTATAATGATATTGAATCTGTACCCTACCCAATGTGTTTAGATGCACTAAATACTAAGACTAAGGGTATGCGTGAGAATGAGATTGTACTCTTTACTTCAGGCACAGGTTCAGGTAAATCAACCATTCTTAGAGAGATTGTATGGCATATTATAGATACTACACCATCTATGGTAGGCATTGTATCATTAGAAGAATCACCTGCTGAGACTACACGTAAACTCTCAGGGATTCCTTTGAATGTAAATCCTTCCTATAGAGAATTAACAGAGAGCGAATTAGAATCAGGCTTTAGATCAGTATTTGGTGATGATAGAATTATGGTATTAGATCACCAAGGTTCTATGGAAGATTCAACTCTATTTGAAAAGCTAGAATATATGGCATTATCGGGTTGTAAATATCTATTCATCGATCACATTACAATCCTAGTTTCAGAAGGTGTAGATGGATTAACAGGTAATGAAGCCATAGATAAAACTATGAATGATTTACTTAGATTATGTAAAAGATATCCAGTATGGATTGGCTTAGTATCACATTTAAGAAAGACACCTACAGGTAAAACATCATTTGAAGAAGGCCAACTACCATCTTTAGATGATATTAAGGGTTCAGGCTCAATTAAACAGATTTCAAATGATATCATAGCATTTGCTCGTGATATGTCACATGATGATGACAGAATAAGAAATCATATTAAGATGAGAGTACTGAAATGTAGATTCACAGGTTTAACAGGAAATGTTCCAGGTGTTGATTATGACTACCCAACAGGTAGATTATCGGCTTCACTCCTATTACAACCAGAAGATTTTATGGAGATTTAAATGGCACAGATTCTTGAACCAAGAGAATGCTACGGTATTGATTATCCAGCGTTGATTAACTTCGCTGAGGAACAGACGTCCATCTTATGGACAGCAGATGAAATTGAAGTGGAGAAAGATATCCATGAATTACGAACAAATTGTACAGCAGCAGAATACCACGGAATTATCAGCGTTCTCTTGCTTTTTATACATTATGAAATTAATGTCGGAAATAACTATTGGCGTGATTATATATGCAAGCATTTTCCACGTCCAGACGTTCAAAGGATGGCTTCAGTATTTGCAATGTTTGAGCTAAACATTCATGCACCATTCTACAACAAGATTAATGAACTGTTGGGATTAGATAATCCTGAGTTTTATCTGGCATATCTAGACGATCCAATCTTGAAAGACAGAATGGAATGGTTAGAGAAAGTAGCTACACAATCAGAAACGACCTACGATAAACTGAAATCAGTAGGTGTATTTAGTATGATTGAAGGAGCTATTCTTTATTCTAGTTTTGCATTCTTAAAGCATTTTAATAACAATGGCAAAAATAAATTTCAAAATATTAATGCAGGAATTAATTTCTCCGCTATTGACGAGAATATTCATAGTCAAGCTGGTGCTTATTTGTTTAACACACTATATCATGAAGTATTAGAAGCTGAAGAACCATTAGCACATGAAAGACTTGCTAATGAATTGGAAATTACTGCATGGATCTTATTTGAACATGAGAAACAAATCATCAAAAAGATCTTTGATAAAGGAGATATTCCTGGTATTAATGCATTGATGTTAGAAAACTTTGTACAATCTAGATTAGATATATGTCTAGAAAGATTAGGTTATCCAGCTATCTTTGAACCTAAATATAATCCAATTGCTGATTGGTTTTATTTAGATATTGAATCAAGTACATTACATGACACTTTCATTGCACAAGGTAATGATTATCGTAGGGATTGGGCAGAAGCTAAATTTACATGGACACCAAAGAATGTATAGAGAATTAAGTTTAGAACGTAAACGTTTACAAGCAGAAGGAAGATTACCACCTTGGATTATTACAAATAGTTGGCAATTATTGAAAGAAAAATATGTGTCAGAGAAGTATCCTGACTTATTATCAATCTATAAACGTATAGCTAAGCATGCAGCATCTTACACACCTGATCCTGAGATGTGGGAAGAAAAATTCTTTGACATCATGTGGAAAGGCTGGTTGATCCCTAGTACGCCTGTTATGGCAAATATGGGAACAGGCTTCGGGTGCCCTGTGAGTTGTTCAGGTGGCTCAGTAGAGGATGAAGTATATGACTTTTATGAAAAACAAAAAGAGATTGCAGTACTTAGTCAACAAGGTTATGGAACATCGAATTACCTTGGAAATATCCGATCTAGAGGTAGTGCTATTAGTGGTGTGGCTGGTAGCGCTTCTGGGGTATTGCCTGTATTTAAAGGCTTTGTAAAGGTAGCGCAGGACATCTCTCAAGGCTCACAGAGACGTGGAGCATGGGCAGGCTATCTAGAAATTGACCATGCTGACTTTGACGAGTTAGTTACACACATCACTAAATATCCTGATGATGCCAATGTAGGCTGGATTATTAGTGATAAGTTTATTGAGCGTCTAAACAGCGGAGATGCTGATGCAATTAGACGGTATCAGCGTGCAATGAAACTCAGAATGCTTGGTAAAGGTTACTTCTTCTTTATTGATAAAGTAAACCGTGCTAATCCTCAAATGTATATGGCTAGAGGGCTAGAAGTAAAAGCTTCGAATTTATGTACTGAAATCGCATTATTCAGTGGTAAATATAAAGAAGAAGAATATACATTTGCATGTGTATTATCATCTATGAATGCTCTATACTATGATGATTGGAGTAAAACAGATGCTGTATTTATTGCTACAGTATTCTTGGATTGCGTTAACCAAGATCAAATTGAAATTGGTAAGAAACGTAAGGGCATGGATCGTATTGTAAGATTTGCAGAGAAATCAAGAGCGCTTGGTTTAGGTGTTCTAGGCTTCCATAGCTATCTTCAAGAAAAGATGTTACCATTTGATTCATTTGAAGCACATAACATCAGCCAATCTATGTTCCACCATATGCATGAAAGAACTAGAGATGCATCTAAATGGATGGCACGTCATTGGGGCGAACCAGAATGGTGTAGAGGTCATGGTGTACGTAATACACACCTAATGGCTATTGCACCTAATTTATCATCAGCATTATTTGCAGGAGGTATGTCACAAGGTATTGAGCCAATCTACAAGAATGCATTTGTACAGAACACTGCTGGCGGTAAAATGTTTAGATCATCACCTAAGCTAAGAGAAGTAATTAAAGCTCATGGTGAAGATGTAGATGCAGCAATGAAACGTATTGTAGATGATAATGGTTCAGTACAGAATGAAGATTATTTAACTGATGAAGAGAAAGCAGTCTTTAAGACAGCCTTTGAAATATCGCCTGAATCAATATTAAGACTAGCATCGTCTCGTCAAAAGTATATCGATCAAGCGCAATCAATAAATCTATTCTTTAGTGCAGATGAAAGTGAAGCTTATATTTCACAAATCCATCAACAAGCTTTTGAATTAGAAGGTATTAAATCACTTTACTATATTAGGACAACCAATGGAGTTAAATCAAACGCAGCAGGGGAGTGCCTCAGTTGTCACGCTTAGCCCAAGTCATTTTGTGTTAAACGGTAATAGCAGAGATCGCAGGAAACAATTACGAGCATTATATCGTAAGTATAAGTATGTTCAAGCATATCAATGGGGAACTACTGGTTATCGTATTAATGAATATCTAGCGTGGAATTAATCTTAGGGGGACTTCGGTTCCCCTTTTAATCGGAGAATAAAATGAATAGTGATGACGTATATGATTTATTATTGGCAATAGCACAACAGCCTTCTAAGAATGAAAAGATTCATATGTTAGCATATGGATTAGAAGATGAAATGTTTGAAGATATTATATGGCATGCATATGATCCATTCATCATGTATGGCATTAGGAATGTAGAAGAACCTTTTAAAACGGGTCGTGATATGTTCAACAATGCTACATTCACCTTATTAGATAATTTAGCTAAGAGAAGACTAACAGGTAATCATGCAAAGACGATTATTAATGAACATTTGCAAACATTAACATCCAAATCTCAAGTGCTATTCTGCCAAATTCTTAATAAAGGATTAGATGCTGGCTTTGATGTAAAATCTATTAACAAGGCAAAGCAATCTGAATTCATACCTATTAAGAAATATATGCGGTTTAGTCTCCCTAAGAATGTTAAGATGGATAAGTTTCCATTTCCTGCATTCTCCCAAGAAAAGGCTAATGGCTTATTTGTGAACATCACTAAAAGTGCTGGTGATATTTCAATGTTATCACGTAATTACCAGCCAATGAATGTCTATGAGTACTATGATCTGATATTTGAATTAAGTCCTCATATGAAAGATGGATATCAGTATCATGGTGAATTATTAATAGAAGTGAACGGGGAGATCCTAGAGCGTAAGACTAGTAATGGTATTATACGTAGAGTTAATTTAGGCGGTAGTTTTAAACCGGAAGAAAAACCAGTCTTCATGGTTTGGGATCGAGTAAAGTTGTCAGGTATTGCTAATGGGGCAGATGATGAGCCTTATTATTCTAGATTAAATAACTTACACTTTGATTTACTACATCTATCTGATGTTAATCTAGGTATTGCATGTAAATGGACTCGAATAATTGATACTCGAATTGTAAATAATCTTCAAGAAGCAGAAGCGCATTTCATAGAACTTGTTAGACAAGGGAAAGAAGGCAGTATGCTTAAGAAAAAAGATATGTTATGGAGAGATGGTACTACAACTGGTGGTGTTAAGTTTAAGAAAGAATTCGAGTGTGAGTTAAGAGTCATTGAATTTATACCAGGAACAGGTGCTAATAAAGAAACATTCGGTTCATTACTGTGTGTAACAGAAGATGGTGATTTAAGTGTTGGTGTGGGCAATCTGACAGATGCATTGACACAAGAGATTTGGAACAACAGAGGAGATTGGTTATATGCAATTATAGGTGTAACGTATTCAGAAGTAATTTGTGATGAGAAAGGTAACTACTCATTATTTGAGCCTAAGTTCATTGAGAGACGCTATGACAAAGATACAGCAGATACTCTAGAACATTTGTTGAACATTCAGGACGGTATATATGATGACGCCACTTTACATTTATGAAAGGCAGGTGGAAATTCTAATAATTGAAAAGAAACATGCTATTCAGTTGTTAGAACAAGAGCTTTTGATCAGAAACAGACAACTAAAGAACCTATTTAAAATCCAGAAGGAAATCGAAAATGAAAATAAAACTGAACAAGAAGTATAGAACACGTCACGGTAAAGTTGTCAGAATTATTGAGACGACAGAGAGTCCTGTATATCCATTTGGTACAAATGCTGATTATACAGTAACAAAGAATGGTAAGAGATTTGATTATGACGAATCAGATTGGGATTTAGTAGAACGTGTGCGTAGCTTTAAGTTTAAAGCTAATCGCCAATACTTTACACACGAAGGAAATCCTGTGACATTAACAGATATAGAGCATTATGGTAGATATGTATTTAGTGGCGATAATGGCTATGACTACACAATAGATGGTAAAATGTATTTTGATACAAAATCTGAGTGCGATTTGCTAAGACCGCCTAGAGTAAAAGTAGGTGGTATTTATGTAACACGTAGCGGTCAAATGGCCAGTATAACAAAAACAACCAGTGACGTAGGGTTCTATAGATATGAATATAGTACAACTAATGGTTGCAAGTTTGGTGTAAGTAAATATGGTGAAATATTTGAAAATGAACAGTCTGATTATGACATAGTTGATGTATATAAGCTAGAGGCCAAAAAACTCTATATTGGTGCCAAAGGTCATGTGTATAGAGTTGAATCAGGGCTTGCAACTAAATTAACAGGATTGCTCAAGGGACAGCAATTTTCTATTTCAGATATGAACCTTGTGAGTGAATTCAATGGACTCTGTTTAGAAGTTGGTAGTATGTATGTTAACGAACGTGGTGATAAGTATGAGATAATACACATTAGAGATGATGAACATGTTGTTGCAATGGGCGCGAATGATGATTCTTTGCGTATATATACACGTAAGGGTTGTTACAATGAGTGTGGTACTTATAGTTACGAAGACTTAATTAAAGAGGTGTAATAATGGATCTATATGAAAATTATGGCGAAGAAGTAGATTGGGGTAAAGTAGCAGCTGAAGATGAGGATGAGTCTTGGATCGACGATGATGAAGAAGAACTTGATGATGAATTTGATTGGGATGAAGAAGAGGAAAATGAGGAGGACACATGACAAGTTCATATGTATCAGTTTCTGATTTACTAACGCATGAACTCGCGCATTTCAAAGTGCCATATGACGTGTATGTGTATATTAGACAATTGGAACACAAATTAAACGTGGCCGAAACTAAGATTTGTGATTTAAAAGACATTTACGAACCTAATTGGAGAGATGAGACATGAGCATGTATGAGGACGCAGAGTGGCAACGTTACCATCGCCTTGGCGGTGAATTGGAGATTCATAAGTCAAAGAAACGCATTCGTGTAAACGGGACTGAATTCGCAATAGGCCAGACATGGGGAACCGCGAGAAGAGGGTCGAAGACGATAATTGGCTTCAATTTCTCTAATGAAAGCATCTACTTTGAAGGTGGAGGGACTTGTAGTCTGACAGGCTACTTTCCATCTTATGGCACCCTACACGGTTGCGTAGAAAGTGATCAGCTAACAAATCTTATTAACACAGAAATTTACTGAGAGATAAGATATGACATTTTATAGAGGTCAATTAAGTGATGATCAGGAATGGGATTACGATCCAGAACCAGAAGAAGAAAACTGGGAGGAAGATGGTGATCGTATCTTAGGGCCGCATGGCTATAATAGAAACTGCATGTGCTATTCATGCAATCCACCGGGGTAATTTATGAAAATCGAAATTCAAAAGAAGTACAAAACGCGATGTGGCTTCAAAGTGGAAGTACACCAAATTATCACATCAGTTAAAACTGATTATCCAGTGCTAGGGCGTTATTATGACACCGATTATGCAGAATGGATTGATGAAAGATGGATGTTAGATGGGCGATGCGATGAAAGCATTGTTGAGAATGATTTAGATTTAGTTGCGCAATAAGAGGTATCTTATATGAAAGAGTTTAATGGTAAGCTCTCGTTAACAAACCAAGAGGTTAAGAACATGTATGAAGAGTTAGATTTTAAAACATTTATCGGTGGAATAGCTGTAGGCAGTATTATCACTATTCTAATTGCTAATGTAGTTTTCAAAGACTACAGAGAAGTCCACCAAACAAATATTGGTGGTGTTGTAATCGAAGGCAAGCACATTTATGAGCTTGTTGAATTAAGTGATCCAAGTCAAGGGGTAGTAAGAAAATGATTGATTTAGATAAAGCATATGAAACACAAGATGGTCGCGAAGTTGTGCTTTTGGGTATTATTGAAGAGCGTTATGGCTATCCTGTACTTGGGTTGTATTTAGATGACGGTGATTGGGAACATACTTCATGGACTATGGAAGGATTAGTTAATAAGAATGATCCATTCAATGATCTCAATCTCGTGGAAGTTGGCGACTCACAGCCCGTGCTGCCCGCTGGCATCAGGGTGCCCAAATTTGGGCCAGAAACTGGGGCAGAGCTGGCAACCGCGTCTGAGGCATCCCTGCAGGGATGGGCCAGATTTGCCGCGCCACCTGCGTAGCAAAAGCAGGCCATTAACGGGTTTGGGTGTAATGCGAGTGTGCCAACCCCGTTAAATTAACCCTAATTTCAAAAAATAAAAAGATTGAAGTTAGACTCTCATCTCGTATTATTAATGGCAAGAGCGCACTATAGTGGAACCGCACGATACATACTTTATATTAATTTATTATTAAGGAATTTATCATGTCAGTTCAAATCCAACAAGCATTCGTAGTAAACGGTCAAACATTTGCAACTAAAGCAGAAGCATTAAACTTTGTTAGACGTCCATTGATTTTAGCAGCTATGTTAACAGCTGTAAGCAATCAAACAGACGTTGCAGAATGGTTAGTTGATAACCAAGACACAGTTGAATCTGCTTTCGAAAGTGGTACTATTCGTCGTGTGACTAAATCTGATTATAACAAATTGGAAAAAGCACTCGCGGAAATCACTTCAGGTTTCTTATTTGACAATGCAAAAGCTGTCTTAGATTCGTTCAGATGGCCTGCTGTAAAACGTTTAACTGCTGAAGAAAAAGTAGAAGCCGCTAAAACAGAAATTTTACAAGCATCAGGTAATCCTGAACTTGCCGATTATGTTGTTAGTAACTCTGCTGCTATCTTGGAAGCGTATAGTGCTGGCGTTGAAAAACGCGAAGTATCACCTAAAGCTGCTGCTGGTTTAGCAGAATACCAAGCTAAGAAACGTGCTGAAGAAGATGCAGAAGCTGCGGCTAAAGGCCCAGAAGCAGTTGCTGAATTAGAAGCAAAACGTGAGGCTAATCGTTTAAAACGTGAAGCAAAAGCTGGTAAGTAATTTTTAACAAACACCCCTTGACCTTAATGGTTGAGGGGTTTTTAATCAAATTGGAGAATAATTATGAAATACGCATTAATTTACACAACACAAGCAACTCGTGAAAAAACATTTGAAGTAGTAAAAAGAACAGGTAAAACTCTTGATGAGGTCTGCCATGATTTGATCTTAAAGGGTATTCCTTTAGTAACTTGGGATG